TCAATTGTAAAATAAGCTTATTATGGCCAGCCAAAACACGGCAAAGCCGATCGCCTGATATATGGGCGCCATTAATCGCCGCTTTCCATCCAATGCGGCTCGCTTGCCTCTAATATCTTGCAAGCGGCCCAACAATGAACGTCGGCTTGCGTCTGGATTGAATCAACCCATTCGGCAACCTCTTGCGGCTCATCAACTATAATCTGATGGTCGATCAAATTATTTTGGCCGTGGTTAATTGTCCATGCGAGTAAATACATCACATTAACCACTCATCAGGGTGCGGCGTTATTTCATGCATTGCCCGGGCATATTCTGCGGCGTCTGGATCTACGACCGGCGCTTTGCATTCCTTAAACATTCCACCACTGAAACGATCAACCCATAACCCGCAACCATAAACCGGGAATAAATTGGCCGCTTGCTTATAAGTTAAGACACCGGCGCCCCGGTCGGCATTTATCGCCGGCACGTCATGCAATTCGTAGGCATCCCACGGCTCGCCGCATTTTGGGCAATATATATCAGGCATCGGCTTTCCCTTCCTGCTCAATAATTTCGGTTAAATAGGCAAGGCCTTTTTCGTAGGCCGTGGCCGCTTGATCATTGCGGCCGCTGATCAACATCATGGCCATAAATTCAAACTGAAATTTAGCGCTTTCGGCTTTAGTCTTTTGCATCGGTTTTCCTTCCTTTTAACAATGCGTGAATAAGCTTGGATTCGGCCTTGCTGATCGGTTGCCGGCTTGCGGCAATTGCCCGATCAACAGCCTTTTTGTTATATGCGCCGGCCATTATGCGGCGCCCCGGGCCACGGCATCGGCTTTGCGCCGGCTTGTGCCATGGGCTGGAAAACCGACGATCGTTGCCCGTTGCTTTTGGCATAGGCCGCAAGTTTTGCAGGAAACGTCATCGGAATACGTGGCAGGACAAACAACCAAGCGGCGCCCGGCCGGTGTCTTATTAGGCAAGCTTGCCAGCCGGGTTTTATATGCGGCGATCGTTTCGGCCCATTGCTTGCCGGCCGGCGTCCGCTCTGTTCTGCGCTCATATTCAAGCGGCAAAACTGAAACGACCGGGCCGCAATTGGTATCGGCCAGCCGATCGGCGTGGTTAACATCATTGCCGCTTAAATTGATCGTGAAGCCGTTATTATTGGCCATGGCCAGCGCATAATTGTTGAGCGGGTTTTCGATCGGGTCGAAGTGGCTGAATGTAAAACCACGCCGGCCCCGGTTTGCTTCCACCAATGCGAGCAATTTCGGGGCGTCGATCGTTTCCCTATCGCTGGCCGATGGTTGTAAATCGCCGCTTTGATTGTGGCGCCATAATTGACCATCGGGCAAAGCGGCCACTTGTTTTATAAAGTGGTCATATGTTGCGCCGGCATTGCCGGTCGATACTTTATGCCAGAATAAGCCAAGCGGGCCCGTCATGGCATAACAAGCGCCACTTGCTTTTAGCGGGCAAGAGTCGGGGCATGTTTGCTTTCCGCTGGTTGATACCGGTATATCACCGGTTTTCTTGTTTCGGCTTTTCAGCGTCAAATTTACATTGCCGTTTAGCAATGCCGGCGTTGCCGTTTCCGTGTTTCTAAAATTATAGCCCATGATTGGGATTCCTTTTTGCTAGATATGGGCCGGCCAAAGCAGCGCTGGTCAGGCGCCGGCCGGTGCAATCAGAATCTCACAAACATCATTCTCTTGCAACACTAGTTATTACATTAACTATTTTTTATTTGCTTTAAAAATTTTTTCTGATAATGCTTGGCCATTACATACATGTCAGGATCTATGCCGCCGACTACATCTAGTGGGTGCCTATTTTTATATTTTGACGTGCCAGTAAATTTTAGAACAAAAAGGGAACGGTAAGTTCTGGAAAAGAAAGGAAAAATTATATGAAACTAAACTGCCAACAGGCTCACAACATCGGAGAAGCTTTGATGGATGCTGCTGAAACAGCAGTTTCATCTGGTGAAGATCAGCTAGTGGTGACCGCTGAAAACGGTGACATTGCAGCTTATTTACCTTACTCTGATAGCGCTTTGACCTATGACCCAGAGCAGAACTTCTGGGTACAGGTTTGGGAATGATTAGCGGCTCTTCGGAGCCGTTTTTTTCATATTATACTGCTGTATTAGCTAACACCTATATATAGTGTATTACGATAGAATCATTAGTGTGTTTGACGTGCCAGTAATTTTACTACGGCCTCAATTTAAAGAGCTTTTAAATCTTCCAGGCAGAAATCACTGCGAGATCTATCCAGCAAAACGCCTGATAAAAAAACCGCCCCATTGAGGAACCAACTCAAGGGGCGGTTTCGTCTAGCAAAGAGGCGTGAACTGGGAGAAGGATTCACAACTCTGGGGCCCAAGGTTAGAAGGAGGAAAAACCCTTTGGCCATACAAGCACAATACCACCGCAATTATCTTAGTGCAACAGCTATAACAACAACTGTTGACAAAAAGTTTTGGAAGCCTATGCTTAGACCAGCGATGAAAGGAGCACCTTATGCCCTCTGTGAAGCATTATAAAGAGATCACGTTGAAATCAGGTCGTATCGTATACGGCTTCAATCCCAGCGCTACGCTGCGCAGAAAGCTCGGCTACAAGTGGGAGCCATATGATACCGCTGATGAGGCCCGAGCTCGTGCGCTAGCGGCAGCGGCCGCCTTTGCTGAATTTCAGCGTACCGGCCACCTACCCCACAACGTTGACGCTTATAAGGTCAATGGGTTGATTGATGCGTACAAGCGCACTCGCCGCTGGAGAGCGATCGCTCAGGTGGAAAACAGCAAGAAGGCTTACGAGCAATCGCTCCGTGCTATTCGCTCCATGATAGGCGATACGCCAGTGCACACTATTACACCCCTGTTCGCTGAAGATTTCTATCAGCGCCTATGTATAGAGCGTAGTGTTTCTGGCGCCAACGCCATCATGAAAATGCTTGGAATCCTCTGGACAAATGCTGGCATCTTAAAATTGGTTTCAGATAATCCGTTTTCTAAAGTTGGGCTTGAACCTGTGCCATCTCGTGATGTCACCTGGACTGATAGTGAAGTTCATACGTTTATCTCCGTCGCAGATGCCAACGGGCTTTCAAGTATCGGCACCATAGCTTTGATGGCCTTTGATTTGTGTCAGCGCCCCGGTGATTGTCGCAAAATGCTATGGCGCCATTATAATGACGGCGTGTTTTCATTCTCGCAGCAAAAAACCAAAACTCCGGTACACATTCCAGCGACCACGACGCTTGCAAAGCGCTTGGACGATATCCTATCAAACCGCAATCCTGACAGTCCGATAGCTATTTATGAGGGCACGGGTGCTGCTTACAGCGCACGGCTTTTTCGCAAGAAGGCGCAAGCTATACGTGAGATTGCCGGCTTGCCTGAGCACCTCAAAATTTCAGATTTGCGCAGAACTGGCGCTACCTTGCTTGGGGCAAGTTCCTGCAGCGAGGATGAGATCCGTGCCGTGACCGGACATAAGTCTCGCCAAATCCTGTCCGTTTATGTGAAACCTGATTTGCGTATGGCCGCCACCGCCCAGCACAAACGCTCATCTCAACAATCACAAGCAGAGGCGTAGCACATGGAACCTAATCCACGGCCAAAGTTTTTCGATCAGTTCGATGAACCAGCCAAAACTGAGTATGATCGCATCTTAGATGACGTCCGTGAGCAAGCGCATTTCGCCATGCGCAAATATCCTAGATTGAAAAAAAGCGCTGCCTCTGAGGTGGGAGCGTTTTCATTTCTGAGCGGATTTAGGCCCTTAGTACGGTTCGCAATGAACAAGCACCCTGGCATTAAAGTTAAATTAATTGAAATCATCAACGAAGAGGAACCGAATGAATCCAAATGAACGGCCAGCGTCACTTGACCGCTTTAAAGTCAAGAAGTCGAAGCATGAACTGCTGCGGGAGAAATGGCGAGCGGAGCGTCTGTACCTTGAGACGCTAGAACTGCCATCGCTAGCAGATAAGCTTTGAATGAAGATGGGGCCTAACCAGCCTCATTTTTGCTATTTAAGTTAAGATATTGTTTTAGATGCAAATTATGAGGGGTGTGATTTCACCCGCAAAGCCTGAATTAACAACTACATTTAGGTAAAATGCACAGTTATTACACTAAGTATGCATATAGCCATTGACATTATATCTCAACTGTGAGAGACATGCTTTATCGAAACTTGCCATATCTAGCGGTTTTGTTGGAACCAAGTCTTAGGAGAAATATTGTGAAAGACATTGTGAAGAACTTCGACGGCCCCACCAGCCAATTGTTTATTCCTGCATTCATGCAGAAAAACAAAACGGTGAAACCTGCTGCTGGAACCAGCTTTCCAAAATTAGAGAAAGCCGCCTTTTCAGTAGTTAAAAAGATCCTTTTTACCGAGGATTTAAGCGCTGATGCAATCACTGCCGGCATGGCGGTTCCTGTACCAGAAAACGTAGGCTCCCTTCTCGCCCGCACTGATAATGATCTCAGCCTGGGTGTGGTGGGTGCAGCATATCATCCTGTGCAAAACGAGACTTTGCACAAAGCTGTAGAACGCACATTATACAAGAGCTTGCCTAGCACCTTAGTGAATGGAACTGTCTTGACCGAGCAGACCAATCGCAACGGTGCCTTCGTTCGCCTTATGTATAGCATCCCTGCGCTGTACGCCGTTATCCCACAGCTTAATGGCACTTCCACGAAAATGAGCTTTGCCGTCATCGCAAAGAACACTCATGGAAGTACATCGGTTGAAATTAAAGCAGCGTCGATTGATCACGCTTGCGATAATATCAACGTGTACGGCGCCGGCTCTTCTGTATCAAAGCGCCATACGGAAAATTTCAGCACCGAAGAGATGGAACTTTTCCTGGAGCGGGATATTCGCACTTGGTCGAACCGTATGCGGCTCGTGCGCAAATGGGCTATGGCTCCATTGTCTTTGGATGATGCCGAAATGGTTGTATCGCCATTTTTTTCTCACGGAAACCGTTCTAAAATCTTAGACCAGTATCTGGATGAATGTTTGGCTCGTGGCGAAAGTGTTGGAGCGCTGGTCGCAGCACTTACCACATGGAGCAGCCACAACAATGACCGGTTTTACGTTCGCAACAGCCACAACGTAGATAATGTCGCTGAATCTCTTTCTAAGCGAGAGGACACCGTCGCAAAGGTGTTGGATTCAGAGATGTTCGCCAAGGTGTCAGCGTAATGGCTGGTGATAACGAGACATTTTGGACTGCTTTTAACAATGGCCGGCGCTGTCCTTCTTGCGGGAATACCCGTGCGCAGTATCGTGCCCGCTTTGTTGATTACAACGGCACCCCATATGTCAAACCCCTGGGCCGCAAAATCTTTTGCGTTGGTTGCAATTCAAATATTGGATCTAAGCGCTTGGATATGTGGGCCTTTAGCACAACGTGTTAGCGATCGATAGCACGTAGCGCCTATGACCTAGGCGCCTTTTACCCCGCCAGAGTTTTTGTCTCCTTCTCTGGCGGGGTTTTTATTTGGAGCAAATATGTACAATTTTCGTGAACAGCTTGAGATCGTAAAACAGATCAGAATTGCAGAGGGCGAGCATAAAACCCTTAACTGCCCGTTTTGTAATGGGCACAAAAAATTCACGATTGATCGATTGGCCACGGGAGAACTTCTGTGGAATTGCTTCCGTGCATCCTGCAATGCGAAGGGTCGCTATAATGGTGAGCGATCCATAGAAGGTGCAAAAGCATATCTGTCTGGCCGCAGCGAACCTAAAAGTAAAATATCTCGCCTACCAATTCCTGCTATAACCGCCCGGGTGGAACATAATACAGCGGCATGTGAATACCTCAGTAATGTAAATTCACTTGAAGCCTACGAATCCGGGCTAATCAAAATCAGATATGCACCCCGTGAAAAGCGAGTTCTCTTTTATAATTCAGATGCAACTGGAGCCGTAGGCCGAGCCTTGTACCAACTTGGGGCCCAGGGCCCAAAATGGATGACCTATGGTGATGTATCTACCGGCATTCATGTTGGAACAGGCTCAAAAGCAGTTCTGGTTGAAGACGCAGCATCAGCCTGTTCTATTGCTAGGTTAAAAGATTATACTGGAGTTGCCCTACTAGGTACTACCATTACTAGTAATATAAAAAGTGCTTTACTAATTTATAAATTAATTTATATTTGTTTAGATAACGATGCGTCAGGAAAAGCCGCACAGATGACCAAAAAACTCAGAGGGGATGTGTTTCTGAGAGTAACGAACAAAGATCCGAAGGAGCTAGGGGAGCTACAACTCCGACGGATATTGACCAACGAACTAGCTAGTGACCAAATTGACCAAGGAGAAAAACATGGCAGTGAAGAAAATGAGAGGGATAACAGTTTTCGATTTTGAGATCGAAGGAGATTATACCAAGGTGGCCGAAGTAGAAAAAGCGTTAAAAGCCTTTGCCGCTGAGTTCAAAGCCAATATTACAAAAGATGTTAACGTCAAAGTAATTTCGCCTGAGCAAGCCGCTCTAACAGATCGCCGTGGAGACAAAACCGGCCCTGTTGAAAAGATCGTTTTCCGTAACTGATCAGCAAACCTAAAGTTTAAATACGTGAAGCCTCAATCTTTGATTGGGGCTTTTTGTTTGACATTTAACATCACACTTGTTACACTAACTATAGCAACAAGAAGGATGTTACATGGAACTGCCTCTTTTAAAAACGCTTCTGCGTTCATCAGACTATAAAGCAAATCAAAGCAAGCTCAAACGCTCAATCTTCAGCGATGATGCGGCCGAGCTTTATGATCTGCTGGACATGGCTCATGCTAAATATTCGCATGATTTAAAGCCTGATGAAGTATATGCGCTTTGGATTGCAGATCATCCCGTTGCCACCAATACAGAGAAAGCAGATTTCCGAGATCTGTTAGATGATGTGCAGCGCAGTGAAGCGCTATCCGAAGACATCGCCCAAGATGTTATTAGCAAATTGCATCGGCGAGAAATCGGTCGAGAAATCACCAGCCTTGGAATCAATTTGAGTGAAGGCGATACCAGCGCAATGGGCCTCTTGAAGGCCCTGCTCGATCGTGTCGCTGACAGCTACAGTCCGGATGACTTCGGGCCAACGACGAGCAAAGAGTTAGACGAATTACTAGCGATTTCATCTGATGAAAACCGCTGGCAATTTAATATCCACACCCTGTCTCGCCAACTCTATGGAATTGGTGCCGGGGAATTTATGATCGTTCTAGCCCGCCCGGAAACCGGCAAAACCAGTTTTCTTGTCTCGCTGACGGCTGGCCCTGGCGGTTTTTGTGATCAAGGCGCAAAAGTTTTATTTTTGGGAAATGAAGAAAGAACAGAACGCACTATGCTGCGAGCCGTGCAGTCTGCTTCCGGTATGACCCGACAACAAATTGCAGATGACCCCGACACTGCCATGGCCGCTTTTAGCTGTGCCAAAACTAATCTGGAAATGATGAGTGTTGTGGATTGGAATTTAGATACGGTTGAAAGTTTTGTCCATAAAATGAAGCCGGATGTTTTGATTATAGATCAAAGCGATAAAGTTGGTGTTTCTGGCCAGTATCAGGCTACGCATGAACGTTTGCGTGAGCTTTATCGTCGCTTACGAGAATTGGCCAAACGGCACAATTGTGCGCTCATTGGCGTAAGCCAAGCCAGTGCTGAGGCCGAGGGCAAAACCCGGGTTGATTTCTCGATGGCAGAAGGCTCGAAAACCGGAAAAGCCGCCGAAGCCGACGTGATTCTAGGAATCGGAAAACACAGCGGTGATAACGAAGATGGCCAGCCAGACCATACCAGATTTTTGACCATCAGCAAAAACAAATTGTCCGGTTATCACGGCACAATAGCAGTGATGATGGAACCTGATATTGCGAGGTACAATTCATGATTGGGCCTACGTCTAGTGGGTTTTAAAACAATGGGAAAAAGATCTAATTTCCAACGCAAACCCCGAGATTTTTATAAAACACCGGTGGCTGCTGTTGAACCTTTAAGACCGTACCTGCGGAATGCACAAACCTTTTGTGAACCCTGTGCTGGTGATGGTGCCTTAGTAGGTTCTTTGCTTACCATGGGTCTAAATTGTGCCTCGGCTTACGATATCGATCCGCAACAAACTGGCATCCAAAAATTGGACGCCAAGCTTTTAGAAAAGAAGCATCTCAGCGGCGCTGATTTAATCATCACCAACCCGCCCTGGGATCGCAAAGTTTTGCATCCGATGATTGAGAGGTTTTCAAACCTTTGTCCGACCTGGCTACTTTTTGACGCCGATTGGGTGCACACAAAACAAGCCGTTCCTTACCTGCCACGGCTTCGCAAGATTGTAAGTATTGGGCGGGTTAAATGGTTTGAGAATACCACAGGCAAGGACAACTCTTGTTGGCACTTGTTTGACCGGCATGACGAAACTCACACCACTATTTTTTTCGGGAGAGCGCAATGATTGGGCCAGGTGACTTGGATGAATATTTTGATCTGCTGGAAGCGAAGCAGAAAGAATATGCAAATCGCAAGACAACGGAGTTGGAACCCCTGATAGATCGGCAAGTGGAACTGATCCAGGAATTGATTTCAGTGCAAACAAAGATCGTCGCTAAACTGGCGGGGTTCAAAGTATGAAGCGCCTCGTTCTGGATCTGGAAACCACCGTGCAAAAGCTCGGAGGCAAAACCGATAACTCACCTTTCAATCCCGATAATAAATGTGTCTCAGCGCATTTTGGGTGGTTGGGCTGGGATACGGTCGATGAGGTTAGGTCGCTCGTTTTTCATCACAACGAACAGATGAAATCGGATGATCCTGCGCCTTTGCGTGAAGCGCTGTTGGAAGCAGATCTTTTAATCGCACACAACGCCAAGTTTGATGTTCTCTGGCTTTTAGAAATTGGAATGCCGATCCCACCGAAAGTTTACTGTACGATGATCGGGGAATATTTGCTTTCAAAAGGCCAGCGCCGTTTGATCGGCCTGAAGGCTACTGCAGAGCGCAGGAGCATGGCCGCATGATCCGCACACAAAAGAAAAGCGATCTCGTTGATGATTTGTTTAAATCAGGTGTTGGTTTTGAAGCCATGCCCCTGCACGACGTTGTAATTCCTTATGCTGAAGCGGATGTGAAAGCATGTGGCGAGATTTATCTGGATCAAATCAATGATTACGCCAAGCCCAGTAATCAATCGCTCGTGCCTATTCGTGACCTTTCCAATGAAATGCTTCTCGCTTTAACCCAAATCGAGCGAAATGGGATTAATGTTGATCAAGAAGCTTTGAATGCGGTGAAGCATGAATTTACCGTGGAGCAAAAGCAACTCACAAAGCGGCTTTATGAAATCTGCGAAGAGGCAATGGGTGATACGCCGATTAATTTAAATAGTAACGCAGATGTTTCGTCTTTGGTTTATTCTCGCAAAGTCATTGATCGTCATATGCACAAACAAGTTTTCAACATTGGAATCGGGCCAACGGGAAAGCCCCTGCGACCGCCCAGAATGAAGAAAACGGAATTTGCAAAAGCTGTGAGAACCACAACTGAGGTTGTCAAAAAAACTGTGGCAATTTGCTGTGATACCTGTGACGGGCGGGGCCGTATCCAAAAATATAAAGTGAACGGCGACCCTTACAAAAACCTCACAAAGTGCCCTAGCTGTGGCGGCGTTGGCGCCTTTTACCAGTCTACCGGTAAAACTGCCGGCCTAAAATTAACGCCCAAAGATCCAAGTTATGCCAGTGTGAACGGCTTCAAGGTCGATAAAGAAACTTTGGCATTATTAATTGATGAAGCTGAAGCTAAAGGCGCTGATCTGGCTGTTGAGTTTTTAACGAAATACAGCCGTTTGAATGCAGTTTCAGTTTACCTCGACAGCTTCGTTAAAGGCATTGAAACTTGGACACGCAGCACGTCTTTGCTGCATACAAATTTTAACCAATGCGTGACCAGTACTGGACGTTTGAGTTCATCAAACCCCAACTTTCAAAACCAGCCCAAAAAGGGCTTTCCAATCCGGAAATGTGTTGTTTCTCGATTTCAAGGCGGGAGCATAACCGAGGCTGATTTTGTCGCTCTTGAATGGCGCTGCGCTGGAGAATTATCTCGTGATCAACAGATCATAGCAGACATAGAAAATAAAAAAGACATTCACAGCCAAACGGCTACCATCATCCACAGATGCAAACCCGAAGAGGTTTCAAAAGATCTCAGGGCCAGCGTAAAACGGTGGACTTTTAGCCCCCTCTACGGTGGTATTGGCGCCGGTACTGAACCTCATATCCAAGCCTATTTTAAGGCCTTTTTCAAAATCTATACCGGCTTGGCCCGCTACCATAAAAAATTGACAGACGGCGTTTTACTGAACGGTATTGTTGAGACACCTTCTGGGCGCCAATATTATTGGCCAAACGCCAAACGCTTTGGCAATGGACGCATAAGCAATCAAACTCAAATCGTGAATTTTCCGGTGCAAGGTTTTGGAAATGATTTGGTTCAATTATCTGTCGTAAGAGCGCATCGCAAGTTCATCGAAACGCAATTGCAATCGTTACTTATATTGACCGTACACGATAGTATTGTCGTTGATACGCATCCCGATGAAGTTGAACAGGTCAATGAAATTTTGACATGGGCGATGTCTGGGGTTTTGGAAGAAGCGAGCCAGCGCTGGGGTTATAATTTTGCTTTACCCCTGGCGATCGACATCGAGACAGGATCAAGCTGGTTGTTGTAATAGTTAGTGTAATAGCTGTTGACTTATGGCATCAATAAGCGCTATAATAGAATCCTAGCAACTTTGCTTTGACCTAAACTTTTACTCCTTGGAAAGGGATTATTTTATGACAGATTCTACGAAATCTTTGACGATTGATGCGCAAGAGTTAGCGGTATTAGCCCAAGAGATGGGCGCCACCGTTGCAAACAATTCTGGCGGCAATAATGCAAGCCGCTTACCTGAGTTGAAAATAAATTCTCAGGTTGATGATGACAAAGGCAACCAACTTCCTAGGGGCCATTTTTTCATCAAAGGATTGGATCAAAACGCTTACGCACCAGAAGTCATCTTCCGTCCATTATCACACAGCTTCCAATATTTGCATTACGATCCAGAGGCTAAAAAGCTCGCTTCAAAGTCTCTTATCATTGCACATTTTGGGGAAGAGCCTCGTGATACAAAAGGCACTTTGCGTTGCGGAAAACCAATCTCTTCAGTTCTGCGGGATATGCCCCCTGAGCAGCGTGAGAAATTTTCTGACATCACCTGCTTCAGACAGGTAAGAGGGCTTGTGTCTTACAAGGGCAAGACCGTTGATGGAGAGGAAGTGGTTTATGAAAACCAACCGGTGATTTTGATGCTTAAAGGCACGAATTTTTCACCTTTTGAAGATGAGTTTATGAAGGCAATACCCCGAAACCGCAATCTTTGGGATTACCAGTCAAAACTCACATCGAAGCGGCATAAAAATGGATCCGTGACATGGTTCACATTTCACTTTGCACCTGACCTCAAAAATCCGTTGGGGCTCGATGAAACCGTTTTGGAAAGCATCAAAGCTATTCGTGATGCAATCCGATCGGAAAACAAACGTGTAGACGCCGCATATCAAGCGGCCTTGCGTAACGCCAATCTCGACCAAGCCGCCCTAGATGCTATCGAAGGCAGTTTGGAAGATGATTTCACTGATGCTGCTTAATGCTTGAGCCGCAAATTCATATGGCGTTGGATCGTCTATCGAACGATGAGTTCGACCAATTGCGAGTTGATCCCGCTTGGATAGACGAAGCTGCAGAGGCGTTTAAGGACGCCCTGCAGCGCCAATTAATTGATAGAGGGAAAAACGACTTTCGTTTGCGTATGAGCAACGTTGGCCGCCCCCTCTGTCAGTTGCAAATGGCGGCTAATGGTGCTGACGCATCACGCAAGCCTTATAATTTCAAAATGATGATGCTTATCGGCGATGCAGTTGAATGTATCACTGATGTCATTCTCAAAATCGCTGGTGCAAATATTACCGGCGGGAAAGATCAGGTACAGCTTGAATTAGCCGGCACTGTTATAAATGGCACCGATGACGTCGAAATTGATGACAAGGTTTTTGACATCAAATCGTGTTCTCCTTGGGCCTTTAATAACAAGTGGTCAAAGGGCTATGAACATCTGCGTGATAACGATGATTTCGGCTATGTTGGCCAATTGATTGGTTATGCAAAAGCTAAGGGCAAGGATCCTGGCGGCTGGATCACTGTTTGCAAAAGCACTGGTCAAGTTAAGGTTACGCTAGCTGATGTTTCTGCAAAAGAACGTGCGCAGGTAAAATCCAAAATCGAGGCAAACGTCAAAGCGGTAAATACAAATGCGCCGTTTAAACGCTGCTTTAAACCTGTGCCAGACAAATGGCGGGGCAAAGAGACGGGTGCAAAGAAGCTGTGCAAGACCTGCGAGTTTTGTAGCTACTTAGGCGCCTGTTGGCCTGAAGCAGAATATAAGCCTCATCCCTTGTCGGAAGCACAAAACCCGCCGAGATACTGGTACGTGTAGGATAAATGGCAATAAAAACTTCGTCTGCGAAGGCGAAGGGAAGGCGTTTGCAGCAATTTGCTCGTGATTGCATTTTAGCTGCTTTCCCGAAGTTAGATCCGTCTGACGTGCGCTCCACATCAATGGGCGCAGCCGGGGAAGATGTGTTGCTTTCAAAGGCTGCACGGGATGCTTTTCCTTACAGCGTTGAATGCAAATCACTGAAGTCGGTTGCCGTCTACAGACACCTAGACCAGTGCATTTCCAATTGCCCCAAGGGCGCTGAACCCTTGGTGATCATTAAAGCTGACCGCCGTGCGCCACTGGCCATTATCGATGCCGAACATTTTTTTGAACTCATAAAAAGAAAGGCAAAATAATGCCTAATAATATCGAAGAGAATACCATGAACATTAAAATCCGATGTGAAGTGGATGGGTTTGTGGAAGTCACAGTGGAGCACCACTTAACTGAAGACTTGGCCGAAGAGGATGTTGAATCATATCTGGATCTGCTGAACGGGCTGAACCTGATGCTCAAACATCACCCAGAATTTATTGCAATGCACGGGTATATGGCCAGAAGCCTGGCCAATTTCAATGACGATGAAATTCAATTTGAGCCAAGCGAAGAGCTCATGGAAGCCATCAACACCGGCAATGTCGTTCGCATAGATAAAAAGAAAATTCACTGATGGGAATTAAACCGATGAACTCTGTTGAGCGCAAAGCGGCGATCGATCGTGCGATGCAAAATCGTATTGCCAATGAGCCTTATGATGAAGATCCCAATCCTCAATTGGATGTGGTCAATAAACCCCTGCATTACAACGCCGCTGGGATCGAATGTATCGATGCCATGGACGCTATGGTTGAGGGCGCCGATGTTGCAGCCCACGAGGCTTATTGCTGGCAAAATGCGTTCAAATATCTGTGGCGGTGGCCATACAAAAACGGGCTCGAAGATCTCAAAAAAGCCCGCTGGTACATCGACCGATTAATCTCCCAAATCGAAAGGAACGGGCAATGACGCCGGGATACGAATATTACGATCACGAGAATGAATCTTTGCGTGATCCTGCTACCTATTTGGGCAAAACGCCCCTCGAAATGGTGCGCCAATTTCACAAGGTTATGGGCCAAAGCATTGGGCATGAATACGTTCAAAACTCTGATCTAGATCGCCTGAGACTGAAGCTCGTTGCTGAAGAATTTGACGAAATCTGCGCTGCTGAAACGCCAGAAAATCTCGTAAAGGAATTGGCCGATCTTGTTTACGTGCTCTTCGGTTATGCAGTCGCTTTTGGCTGGGATTTAGATGAGGCTGTGCGCCGTGTTCATGCCTCAAATATGAGCAAGCTCGGTGACGATGGCCGGCCAATCTACCGTGACGATGGTAAGGTTCAAAAAGGTGTAAACTATCAAGAACCTGACATGTCAGATTTGGTGAAAATACCATGATGAATTGTCTTCGGTGTGAAACCGAATTGATCTGGGGCGGCGATCACGCATGCGAAGAAA